GTTCTAGTCGCTGAAACAACTCGCTACACAAAGAAACTTGTCGAATCTAAGCGTGCATATGGTGAATTGGGTCATCCCAATGGTCCTACAATCAACCTTGATCGTGTTTCTCACCGTATTGTTGAACTACGTCAGATCGACAACTCAGGTGACATTTACGGCAAAGCAATGATCATGGATACACCTATGGGTAACATTGCTCGCGGTATCATTGAATCTGGCGGTCAACTAGGTGTGTCATCTCGTGGCATGGGTTCAATCAAAGAAAATAACGGCATCATGGAAGTTCAAAAGGACTTCTTTCTTGCTACTGCAGCAGACATCGTTGCTGATCCATCTGCACCTGACGCATTTGTTCAAGGCATCATGGAAGGTGTTGAGTGGGTATGGGACAATGGCATTCTAAAGGCAAGTCAAGTTGCTGAACAAACACGTAGAGAAATTGACAGTGCATCTGCATCAAGAGCATTGACTGGTGATAGAAAACTTGAAATTTTCGAGGCATTTTTGAACCGTCTGGTCAATAAGTGATCTCTAATTTATTGATTTTATAAATAACTAAAACGTCAAATCAAAAGGAGCATTATAATGCTAAGCAAGAAAGAGCAAGACCTGATTGAAAAGGTTGTTAGCGGTGGCGGTGCAACTGGTCAATCAATGACTGCTGATGCAACCGGTTCTGTAGCGCAAGCACCTGGCAATTCAAAGAAGCAAGGGGATTCCATGCCTAAATCACAAAACCCAGCAGGAACTGGAATCGAAGAAACCGATCCTGAAAGCAATGTAAAAGTAACTGCTGATACATCTGCACAGAACAAAGCATCTATTGCTATGAAAGGTTCTGCAGTCAGGGAAGAACTTGCTGACTTATTCGGCGATGATCTTACCGAAGAAATGCTAGAAAAAGCAGCAACTCTATTTGAAGCAGCTGTTGCAATCAAAGTCGCAGAAATCGAAGAAGCATATGGTGCTGCACTTGATGAAGAAGTAGAATCAATCCATGCAGAATTGACTGAACAGGTTGATCAGTATCTTTCATTCGTCGCATCTGAATGGCTAACTGAAAATGAAGTCGCAGTCGAATCTTCATTGAAGAATGAATTGACAGAAGAATTCATTGACGGACTAAAGAACCTATTCGCAGAGCACTATATCGACGTTCCTTCTGACAAGGTTGACGTTCTAGAGTCTCTAGCACTTAAAGTTGAAGAGCTTGAAAACCGCTTGAACGAAGAAATGGGAAGCAAGATTGAACTTGTAAATGAACTAAATCGTCATGCAATGAAAGAAGCATTTGCTGAAGTCGCTGAAGGTCTTGTTTTGACACAAGTCGAAAAGTTCCGAACAATTGCTGAAAACCTAGAGTTTACTGGCGACCTTAACTCATACACAAACAAACTTCAAACAATCAGAGAAAATTATTTCTCTGGCAAGAAATCTGCAACTTCAAATATTTTAACAGAAGAGTTTGAGGGCGATGACTCATCTGCAGCACCTGCTGTTCATGGCGAGATGAGTAAGTATGTAACTGCTATTTCAAGAACTCTTAAGAAATAATTCGTTATAAATAAAAATATCAAAAACCGTAAAGGGAGATCTATTACAATGTTACTAGCTGAGGAAATTCAAAAGAAGTGGGCTCCAGTGCTTGAGCACTCAGAGCTTAACCCAATCAAGGACGCACATCGTCGTGCTGTCACTGCACAGTTGCTAGAAAATACACAGCGCGAGTTGTCTGTTGCTGGTCAACACAATCAATTCATGCTTTCAGAAGCAAATCCAACAAACTCAATTCAAGCTGGAACCGGCGCTTCAAACATCGACACATTCGACCCTGTGTTGATTTCACTTGTTCGTCGTTCAATGCCTAACCTAATCGCGTATGACATCTGCGGCGTTCAGCCAATGACTGGTCCTACCGGTTTGATTTTCGCAATGCGTTCACGCTATGCGAACCAAGAAGGAACTGAAACCTTCTACAACGAAGTTAACACTGCATACTCTGCATATGGTAACGGCGGATATACACAAGGTTATGGTTCAGCAGCTGATGCAAACGTTGCATTCACTGGTCAAAAGAATGTTAACACATCTGTTCTAGGCATTCCTGGAAACACCAGCACAACACCAATGTCTGCAACCAATACCTACAACACTGCTGCTGGTATGACAACTGCATTCGCAGAATCACTAGGCGGAAACGCAACGTTTGGTTTCGCTGAAATGGGCTTCTCAATTGAGAAAGTTACTGTAACTGCAAAGTCACGCGCTTTGAAGGCAGAATACTCAATGGAACTAGCACAAGACTTGAAGGCAATTCATGGTCTTGACGCTGAGTCAGAACTATCAAACATTCTTTCAGCAGAAATTCTTGCAGAAATCAATCGTGAAGTAGTTCGTACCATCAACATCACTGCTGTTTCAGGTGCTTCAGACAACACAACAACCGCTGGCGTATTCGACCTAGACACCGACTCAAATGGTCGTTGGTCAGTTGAAAAGTTCAAGGGTTTGATGTTCCAACTAGAGCGTGAAGCGAACCAAATCGCTAAGCAAACTCGTCGTGGCAAGGGTAACATCCTACTTTGCTCTTCAGACGTTGCGTCTGCATTGCAAATGGCTGGTGTTCTAGACTATACTCCTGCTTTGAACAGCAACAACCTACAGGTTGACGATACCGGAGCAACCTTCGCAGGTGTTCTAAATGGTCGTCTACGTGTTTACATCGACCCATATGCAATTGGCGGCAACTATGCTACCATGGGTTACAAGGGTGCAAACGCATTCGACGCTGGCTTGTTCTATTGCCCTTACGTTCCTCTACAAATGGTTCGTGCAGTTGATCCTAACACCTTCCAGCCAAAGATCGGCTTCAAGACTCGTTATGGCATGGTTGCAAACCCATTTGCTGGCGGTGATGACGCTGCAAGCCCAGGTCTTGGTGCGTTGACTTTCAACACCAACAAGTACTATCGTCGTGTTATCATCAACAACTTGATGTAATAAGATTCGGGTTAACCGAGCTTGACTGGCG